TCTTATTCCCAGATACACCACCAAATATAGACCCTGAAACAAGTCCGTTAAAAATGTACGAACCTGTGTCAACGTATGTTTCAGTTTCTTCAATGTCAGAAGCGAGTTTTGTGAAGTCATCTCCGATCTCCTTGACAATTTCTTTCAATAAATCCATTAGGCAACCATCCCGTATTGTTCACGTAAGATTTTTTTGTATGCACCGCCAGGGTTTTCTTGCCTGACTTCCTGAATGTTTTTCAGTTTTTGATAAAGTGCTCCGTCACCACCAAGTCGCATTGCGCTGATGATAGTAGCAAGTTCTTTGTCGTTAATAGGAAGTTCCATTCTACTCCATTACGTTTTTTGATTCTGTGCAGATAACCCAATTATAACTCTTTTTCATCTCTTTTGCAAACCATCTTGCATTTATTTCATCTTCAAAATATCTACTGTGTTGAATCGGAGAGAGTTCTCCGGGTTCTGACCAGCGAACAATATATTTACTCATGAAAAGAAACTCTCTAAACTCACCTTCTTTTCCACAGACCATCCGATAGCATCCAAAATCACACGAAGTGGGTCAAGAAATGCCTTATTGAACTGCATCTCATAATCGACGAATCGTTCTAAGTCCAGTTCTTTCGGAAAGTCTTGAATGAATGAAATCACGTTTTCTCTAGTCGGATTTGGATTCTTGAGGTAACAGAATTTAATCTTCTCACCATTTTGAATGTAGGCGTACTTCTTATCCAAACCACGCTCTTTTATATAGAAGTTGAATAGTAAGGCACCTCTAACATGCATCGGAGTACCCTTAGCATAGATTGTATTGGTGCCTTTGTATTTTACCACATTAGAAACAGATCTTGGAAAAGATATTTCTTCTGGTGGTAACGCTCTAAAGTTTTTCCGGG